CAGAGAATGTTGATTTTGCCATAATTTCCTCCTGGGAAATAAGTTCTATTGTCTCGGCTTGTCTGCTAGGTCAGTCGATAGAACAAGTTAATAAATCCTAGTCTTTTGATTGTATATTACTTTTAAACAAAAAAAAAGGGAGCCGAAACTCCCTTTAGACAATCAATTAAGATTATGCTCCTTGAGATGCGAACACAGCTCTCCAGTTGGAGTAACCGAAGGAATATCTTTCTCTAGCTTTGTAACGCATGTTACCAGTATCGAAATCACCTTCTAGTGATGTTTGCATAGGGCTTCTCTCAAAATGTTTGAATCCATCAGGACAATCTGTCTTTAGGAACCAAGCATCAGTATCTGTTAGATAGTTGTTAACAACATATCCTTCAGGGACCATACCCATATTTTTAATAGCATTAATGTCATTGTCAGAAGTACCAACTCTACCAGGAGTTTGTAATAATCTGTCAGCAACAAATTGTAATGCTGGTGGAACAATAAGCTTTCTGCCTTGTAGAGCAATTGTCAAATTTCTGTCATCAACTAAAGTTGAAACATTAATAAGAGCATCTTCTAATGAAGTCTCGTTTAAGTCAGCATAAGCTGTTGGTCTGTTACTAGCAGTACCACCGCCACCCAAAGGGTGAGCATTTGATACTAAAGCAACACCATCACCACCAGTANAACTACTACTNAAAGCGTTATTAAGAACAGAAGCTGCCTTAATTTGCTTTGTATTTGCCATAGACCTTGCTAAAGCTTTTGTATATCTTGAGCCTAGTCTATCGTATAAGTTATCTTCAACTGCTTCTTCAGTTAGAGAGAAGGCTAAAGCAACTGTTTCGTGAGCATAACGTGCAGTAAAGCCTTCAGTAGCATTGTCATATTCGACAGCGTTACCTTCGCCTTTTACTGATGCGTTACCAAATCCCACAATCATTACTTCTTCTTCAAAAGCTCTGTCTGATGACTCAGTTTCAAATATTTCAGTATGTTGATTATCATACCTAGCATATTCCATTCCGAACAAGGCGTTTAATCCTGGTTCTAATTCTTTCGCTAATTGCGCTCTATTTATAGCCATTATTATACTCCCGCAGCAGTTCTGTTAAAATGCTCGGCAATTCTGACGATAAAGTTAACATTGGTTGATAAAGACCCAGTTCCTAACGCATTGTTAGAAGGGTCGTTTGATATACCCATGATTCTCAGTTGAGCTGTACCAGTAGCCATAGTGCCACTAATTTTAACTCCTGAAACGCCTGATATTGAAGAACCTGCAGCATAAACGATATCGCCATTCAAACCAACGTCGGTTTGAGTAACGCTACCTGTTGCAGCTGATTGTACTTCAAATAAAGCATCTGGGTCGTCGACAACGGCTGCTTTGCAGTCGTCTGTTGCTGTCAATGTAGTCCAAACAGGAGAGAAAATTTTGTCTCCGTTTGAGTCTGTATAGTGACAGCCTTGAAAGACTCCTAGTAATAAATCGCCAGCAGCAGCAACGGCAATGCCGCCTGTGTTGACCATTTTTACTGGGTCGCCTGTATAAATAGTTCCAGTTGTACCTGTTAGAATGTCGTACTCTGTTGTTCCTGTAGAATTAACAGCCGAGCCTAACTTTCCAATGGGTTTTAAACCGAAAGGTGCATTTACATTCGCCATAATATTTACCTTTTTTTAAAAAGTTTTATTTAAGTGAAATCAGATTAATCTCTTTTTCCACCACCAAAAGTTACGCTTGTAGTTCTCTGAGGTTTTAACATCGGAGAACTAGGGTCAGATTCTTTCATTAAGTCATTATCAACTGCATCTTGTTGCAGTTGCGCACGGTCATTGAAATAGGCGTTTCTTTCATCACGTGTTTCATTAGGAATCTTCGCCAACAGCAAACCACCCACGGCTACTACTCCAGCGTGCCTTCCATCGTCCATGCTCGGAAGGTCGAAATCTTGTATCTCTTCAGAACGTACGAGTTCAAAACCCTCACGCATTCTAGACATAACATTCTTTCTATCTTCTTCGCCGACAAGTTCGGCTCTTATCCACCTGTAGGTATATCCTTCAGGTGCTGGAGGCGTATCCAACATAGATGGGGGACGCCAAGGTTTGCGAGCAGTATCTTTAGCTCGAGTTTCTGCAGAACGCGGAGTTCTGTTATTTTGTTCTATTTTTTTCTCATCAGTCATAATAATTTACCTTTTAATGTACTTAGCATATTCACTAAGCGGCACATTTAAACGTTTTGCCATTTGAACTTCGCTTGCGCTAAGTTTGACTTGACGTTTGCGCCCAGAACTATCACTTCTTCCAGCTGGTGCAACATTTTGTTGCATTTTACCGTTAGACTTGACTTCATCACCTGTTGAGAATTTGTGAGGAAATTCAGTTCTGATACGTTTATCTATCTCATCATAGTATGTAGTATCGGAAGTGTCAAAACCTTCTTCTTCAACTAATTTACGATGAATGTTAAAAGCAGCTAGGGTCATTGTCTCATCTTCGCCAAACCACTCGTTTTTACTAGCCCAATCTTCTGCTGCAGGGTCTGGTTGAGCTTGTTGCTGAACTGGAGTTTGCATTTGAGATGGAGCTTGGTAATTTTGATAGTTAGTTGGTTGCTCAACCTGTACTGGTTTAGTATTAGCCAACTTACTTTCTTCTACTGTTATNTTATCAAGAATACCTTGGGCCTTTGTTACTTTATCCCAATCCTGTTCTTGATAAGCATTTTTTAAAACTGCATTAGCTTGCGCTCTTTGAGAGTTCAATCTATTTTGAGCTTCACTTAAATAATTTTTATTTAATTGAGTGCTGCTTTGTTTTAATTGTTGATTCTCTGCTTGTAATGATTGAGCATATTCATAAGCAGAATTAGCTGCTCTTTCTTGCTCTCTCATTTTTTTGGTAAGCGTAGCTATTCTTTTTTGAACGCCCTTAGAATAATCTTCTAACTCGTCTTCTTTCTTAACTTNCTTATCTTCTTCTTCAGAAACATTTTCTACGGCAGCATCTGCCTCTTTATCTTCTGCTTCTAGCTCAACAATTTCTCCATCTTCTATAGAGTCTTGTTGTAATTCTTCATTCATTTCTGGTTCTTGCATGAGTCCTCCTCACGTTATGCGCTAACAATGTCATCGGGGTCTTCAATAGTCGCGATAACTTCGTCGTCGTTTATAATACGGCACTCTGCATCGTCGCCAAGTTTAAACCTAGCTCCTGCATATCTACCAATTAGCACCCAATCTCCCTTTTTACACCAAGGAGTATCTCCAAACTTGTTTTTGTCTGAGTAACACATAGGTCCCATTTTAACAACGTAAGATACTACTGTTGCTAAGGACTCTCTATCAACTGTTTCTTTAACCAGCTGAATACCACCTTCAGTTACGCCTTTACCTTTATAAGGTAATATCAGAATCCTCCAACCTGTAGGTTGAGGCATACGTTCTAAAAATGATTTATCGAGCAAGGAGGGGTCCAATACTCTTTTAGAAGCTTCTGTATAAGCATTTTCTACTTCTTTAACCGCTTCTGGGGTTTTTTCTTTTTTTTCTTTTACTTTTAGTAGATTATCTTTTTCTACTGCTTTTGCGACATGTTCAGGAACTATTACCTTGCTCATCGTTTTCTATTACCTTTTTTAGCAATTCTCTAAGTTCAGATTCTAAGTCGGCGAGAGAATTGTAGCGCCCACGTAGATAATGATATTCTTCAACATCTTTAGCACCATTCATAATGGATACTTGAATATCGTCTTTCTTTTCAGCAATTCTTTTTTTTAACTGTTCAGACAGCCAAAGAATTGACATTTAATATATACCAGAAAACTTGCCGCCAAATTCAGCAGCGCCCATACCTCTAGCTTTCCCTTTACCCATTCCTGGAGTAGAAGAAGCTTTAGTATTTTTAGGTGCTTCTGAAACAGCTTTAAATGGCACAGAACCCTTATTAGAGTAATTTTGTTTTCCTTTTAATACTTTTATATTTTTCATAAGTGTACTTTACAGTCCTTTTAAACCAATATCAATTAATTTTAATTCTTTTTGTTGTTCCATTCTATCTCTAGTTGTATCGTCTTTTAGTTCTGCTATATCTTTTTGAGCCTGTATTCTTTCTACATCAATTTTATCTTGACGTAACTTTTCTTCCATTCTCATTCTTTCTTTAGCCTCAAATTGTTCTTGGTCTTGAGAAAGTTCTTGACCTTTAAGCGCAAGCTCTTGCTTTCTAATAGTAACAAGCGGGTCTTCCTCTGGCGGAGTTGATACTTGTTGAGAAAATTGTTGCATTAATTCAGACATAATTGGAGAACTAAATTGAGCTAACATAGACTGAGCTTGCTGCATTAAAGGAGCAGCTTCTTGAGGAGGCATTTGTTGAGCTTGTTGTTGCATCTGTTGATACTGTTGCATAGCTTCTGGAGGCATTTGCTGTTGAGCAATTGCATCTGCTTTTAACTGTAAATGCTGCATGATATGTGAATGTATGTTTCCTTGTATTTGAGCATTCATCTGAACAGGAGCCATATTTAATAAAGATACATGAGTAGCTATATGTGCATCATGGTCTTGCTCTGGAAAAGCTTGAGCTGGTCCACCCATCATAAGACCACTATTTTCCATACCAGACTCCATAGGTTTAGGAGTTGTATCTGGTGGTGGCATTAGTAATTGGTCTATATT